TTTCATTGCCATAGCTTCATTATTCTCAGTTCCTGAAGATTTAGTATTAGTGCTTTCTACTTGACTAGTGTTTCCTTGATCAGTCATTCCAAGTGAAGTAGTTTCGCTACTAGCAGTTGAGGCTTCAGTTATAGGTTTTTGTTCGGTTTCTGTTGAGGTTGTCTCTTTTGTCTCAGTTTCTTTCGATGGCTGAGAGATTGGAGTGCTCAATTTTTGTGTGTCCGTTTGTATTATACTTTTATTTTCACTAAAAGTTTCAGCCTTTTTTGAAAGTTCCCCAGTAATTTTTTCTGCAGTCCCAGTATTGGAAGTAATTCCAGGTTTAACCTCTTCTAATTTTTCTTCCAATTTACCAACTTGACTCTCAGCTGTGGAAGAAGCTGTAGAAGTTTCCTCTTTGGAGCTTTTTCCTCCAAAAATGCCCTCCATAAACTTTTTACCCCTATTTCCTGTTTCTGCTGTTTCCCCAGCAGATACCCCGAAAATAGATTTTAAAAATTCAGATCCTCTAGAACTCCCTTTAGCAGGTTGTTCTTGTGAGGCATTACCTTCTATTCCCGTTTGAGTTTTTGTCCCAGCAGTTTCACCAGTTGCAGTGGCAGTTTCAGTTTTCGTTTCTGCTGTGGGGGTCTCGATTTTTTGCTCCTGGGTAACAGCTACACTTTCATTTGTGCCAGATGTAGCTTCCTTGTTTTCTGGTGTTGTCCCTTCAGTTGCACTTTGGTGGTGTTGTCCCTTCAGTTGCACTTTGGATCTGTGTTGTTGATTGTTCTGCAACTGAACCTACCTCTTTATTTTCAGCAGTTTCATTACCTGGGGTTGCAGATTCTATAGCACCAGTTTCTGTTGGAGTAGCTATGGTTTGCTCAGTCTGTACTGTTTCTGCTATTGCAGGTGTAGTTGCCTCTCCAGCGGGGGATTTTTCTGGTTGAATTGCCGCCTCGATTTTTTGCTCTTGAGATTTAACTTCTGCTGTAGGCTCAGTCTTTTCTGGTTTCTTTTCTTCCTGTTTAATTCCCTCTATCCCAGTCTGCTTACTGTTGATTAGATTTTTTAAATTTTCATCATACCTTTCTGCCATTTTGGAAATGGACTCGTTCTTAATTCCTTCAGCTGATAAGATTTTAGCTAAAGCTGATATGATCGCGTTGTTTTTGAGTTCTGTTTCTTTTGGTAGTTTAGCACCTATTCCCAATCCCTCATTTAGCTGTCCAATTATTCTGGAAAAAGCACTTAGAAGTGTTTCAAATTTTAGACTTTCGTCCTTAGTTTTAGAATTAAAATCTGAAGAAACTGTATCAAATTCCTCCATACTTTTAATTTCCTTAATCCCAATTTGTTCAGCTATTTGTGTAACTGTACCAGATTTTAGTGCCTTTGCATTACCTACTTTAGTTCCTGCTGCCTGTTTAGCCATTGGAACAATTTCTTTTCCATCAACTGCTTGACCTTCTTCTATCTTTTCTTGAATGTCTTTTTTATCCGAACTTGTACTTGCATAAGCATATTGATAGAAAGGATCATTCTTATCATAAGCAGGATCTAAAGCTTTCAATTCGTCATTGTAAACCTGATCATAAAAAGATTTAGCCTGAGTAGTAGCCTTTTCTGCTGCCCTCATACTATCTCCTATTTCTGGAGTGACTGCACCGGTATTTCCTGATCGAATTTCTGCATTTATTTTAGCACGATCAAAGGCTTCTCCCTCGGATTTAAAAATAGGTAAGTTTTCTTCAGCCAAGATGTTTCTTTTACATTATATACCCGATCTCACAGGTTTTCAGCTTTTTGGCTTACTAAAAGAGAATGCCTCAACCAAATCTCCTTGTGCATTCTTTTGATTTTGGTCTTCTATCTTTTTATTCAGCATGTCTATATACATCTGATATTCATAAAAAGGTAGATTTTCTAGAGTATCAATAGAAACCTTAAACTCTTCCCAAAGTCTGAATTTTATCTCAAAGTAATTGGTCAAAGATATTTGAAATAACGAAAAGGGATCTGTATCCTCCGGGAAAGGATATTTCTGCTGTGACCTCCCCGCCACAGCTTTCACAGTTGGTATAAATTCTAGACTTGGTGGCAAAATTGATTTTTTGACTTATTTGGTCAGCAATCGAAAATTGTAAAGGTGTCCATTCTAAAGAAGCTCTTTCGTATTGATCGTAAAGACGTTCGTCTAATGCTCTCCAATCTGGAATAATGAATGTTGCAATGTTTGCAAAACTTGGATCGAATTTCTTTCCTTTAGCTTTCTTTTCTGCTATAATTTTTCTACAAATAGTGGTAACACCAACTGTAGGGATATACAAATTCATTTCTGGGCTTCCATCTTTTGGAATGAATTTAAAAGAGAAAGAATCTCCATCATATCTTTTTACAATCTCTTGATCAATTATAAAACTATCTAAAAGATTGGATTTAAGCTCTATTTGGTCTGGAACTTGACACTCTTGTTTTGTGCAATTTTTAGAAACAGGTAAAAGAATTCTATTCTCTCCTTTTAGAAATGTTAAATCTCTTATTGACATTATTAGAAAGAATCTATCCTCGTACCAAAGATCATAATGGTCTAGAACACCGCCATTCCAGCGGATTCTCATACACTTCTTAATTATAGTATTTAATTTGTCATCTAAATCAATTCTATCGGAATCATCTACTGTTGAAAAATGTCTGATTTCAGAAACAGATGCTGATTTGATTGCGATTTCAAATCCTTCAGGATAGCCAAAACCTTTTGATGGTAATGTTTGTGGTGGAAGATTTTTCCACTCCGATTCCATTCCCAAAGGAACCCTGTTTACTTTTCCTAGATTATTACTAGGTGGATTTGTAACTGTTTCCCGAGCATTAGATTGTGGTTTTTCTGGAATCCAATTTGGGATTTCAAAATTCTCAACATCTTGATCCTCATCATATTCAAACTTGGAATTCGATTCTTTTTTACTTAGCTCGTCAAGTAAATTTCTTTCTAAATTTTTGTCCATATGTTCCATGAAGATTTTACTCCTTGGTTTCTTTTAGTTTCTTATTAAATGAGAAAAAAAAGTATAATCCAAAGAATAGCGCCGAAAGGAAGTAAAAAATTGCTACAGTATGCCAGTAGGAATTTGTCCATTTCATTATTGCAGCGAAAAGGATATCGAATCCAAATGGATTGAAGAAAGTTGCCAATATCAAGCAAACTGAAGCTGTTCTTGTTTTTTGTTTCAGGGTCACAACTGTCGTCCATGTAATTTGGTATCTGACATTTTATTCCCGGTTCGACCACAAAATAAAATGGAGACTTTGTAGAGTCTCCATCTATATATTTAACCTTTAAAATTTTAGTTAAAAAGATCCTCGAAGTAATCAGCTCTAAAGGAAAGTGCCACTTTGTAAGGGGTAGTTCCGTTAGTGTAATCAAGGTCGAGCGATTTGATCTGGTCAACAGGGAAACAGTTTACGAGCTTAACTCTTCTGAAAACATCACCTTGCTTATTAAATATAGAAATAAGAATATAAGTGTCTCCAGCATAAACAGACTTAATACCAGTTGCACCTGTTAATGGGTTGTAAACTAGGTCAGACCATTGTCTTAAAGTCTTGAAAACATAATTGCTATTATTGTCATCAAGGTTTGTTTCAAAATCAATTCTGACTTTTACACCAGTATCATCTACTGCTCCAGCAGCATATCTTCTTCTTGAAAACTTATATCTTTGTTCAGCAACTCCTGGGTTCTTATCAACTGCAAGACCAGAAATTGAAAGCACGTTCTCAACAAGTAATGTTCTTCCTCCGTTTCCTAAAGGATTAGAAACACCTACTGGTGGCTGTATTATAACCTCAAACTGGTTTAAGTAAACTGGTTCATAAAGTTGTACAGCTGCTTTAGATGAACTGAAATGTGGTAATCCTGCCATTTTCTTCTAATTATATAAATGTATCTTCGAAATAATCTACTGCCCATGTCACGTTGATCTTATAAATACCTGTTTGGGTATAGTTAAGAGCCATTTCGTTAATTGGTGTAATAGGGAAGCAATCTTTCAAATTAATTCTTCTGAACACGTCACCAGCTTTATTGAAAACACTGATTAAAATGTTACCTGAATAATTTGTCTTAAGTCCCATAGCACCAGTTATAGGATTGTAAACTAAATCTGACCACTGGCGAAGTATCTTGAACACATACATAGAATTATTGTCATCAAGGTTAATCTCGAATTCAATATCTACGTCTAAACCAGTTCTTTGAGGAGCTGCTCCAGAATAATATCTCTTTGCAAATTTGAATTGCTGAGTTATTTCTCCTGGGTTCTGATCTACCTGTAAACCAGATACTCTTGTAACTTGCTCTAATAAAATATTTCCACTTCCTGGATTTCCTTGTGGAGCAGCTACACCAGTTGGAGGAGATATTAATACCTCAAACTGGTTCAGGAAAACTGGTTCGTATTTGTTAATAGAAGCCTTCGAACTGGTATAATGTGGTAAACCTGCCATTGTCTTTTAAATTATATATTTGTCTAACTATTTCAGCATAAAATTTAAATGTAAAATAGCGGAGCTGATCAAATTAATTAACTATCTTAGTATATATCAGTATTCAGTTTTTTTTTTAATAGAAACAACTATATATTGGGCTTGATATATAAGGTTAAACCTACAAGGGATATACATGGAACCAGATTTATTTTCAGAATACACAGCTATAAAAAAAGGGACAAAAAAAGCAAACGCTTTTTCTAAATTGATTAAAAACAATGAGGAACTAAAAAAAGAACTGTATTCCAAATCCCTTGACATATCAGAGCTTTATTCTAATCCGAGTGAAGTACAAAGATTGAAATTTGTATTTGAGGACAAAAAAATCAAATTTTGTGAATGTGGTAAACCAAGATCTTGGAGAAACTTCAAAAAGGGCTATAATAAGACATGCGGGGATAAAGAATGCGTTTCAAGGGAAAACAATAGGTCAGTTAAAGAATTTTACCAAAATAAATACGGAGTAGACCATTTGTTTCAAACTGAAACATTTAAGACAAAATTAAAGGATACTTTCATATCAAAGTTTGGAGTTGATAACCCTGGAAAGAACGAGGAGGTAAAAAATAAGATCAAAAAAACAAATTTGGAAAAATTTGGAGAAACAAGCTGGTTAAAAGTAGAAGAAAATAAAAAAAGAATCTCTGAAAGTATTATAGAAAATAATTCTAAAGATAGAATCTCTAAAATTGAAAAATTTAATATACCAATAGAAATAAAAGATTTTAACACTAAAGAAGTTAAAATACAATGTAATATTTGCAGCAATTCTTCAGTCTCATCAACTTCATACTTTAATAAGAAAATATCAGCTGGACAAAATCCGTGCTTAAAATGCAGTCCCCCTCTTTATTCTGAATCTAGAGCAGAAAATGAACTTAGTGAGTACCTCAAAGAAATATACGCTTTGGAAATAATAACTCACGATAGAAAAATATGCGAAGGTAAGGAAATTGATTTCTTTTTACCTGAATTAAATGTAGGTTTTGAATTCCATGGGATCTGGTGGCATAGTGAGATCTTTAAGGGGAAAAATGGAAATCTTAATAAGAAAAATATTATTGAGAATAAGGGGATAAAAATTTACCACATTTGGGAGGACAGTTGGCTCCTAAAAAAAGAAATCATAAAAAGCAGAATCTTGAATGCTTTAGGTCTTTGTAAAAAAATATATGCAAGAAAATGTAATATCCTAAAAATTACTGCCAGGGAAGAAAAGGATTTTCTTGATACTAATCACATACAAGGATATGTTCCATCACGAATCAAGCTGGGACTTTATTATGATTCAGAATTAGTCTCAATTATGACTTTTGGGGCAAAAAGGAAATCTTTGGGTCAAAGATCAAAAGAGGGAGAATATGAGTTATTAAGATTCTGTAATAAATTAGGAACGACCGTAGTAGGAGGTGCATCTAAACTTTTCAATAAATTTATCAAAGAATTTGATCCGGATCTAGTTATTTCTTATCAAGACAATTCTTGGTATACTGGAAATCTCTACCAAAATATAGGATTTGATTTTATATCTAAAAGCAAGCCTAATTACTATTGGTGTAAGAGTAATATTAGATACCATAGATTCAATTTCAGAAAAGATAAATTAATTAAAGACGGTTTCGATAGAACTAAAACTGAGGATATTATTATGACTGAGAGAGGTTATTATAAATTATGGGATTTTGGTAATTTGAAATGGGAATACAAAAAAAAAGGCTTAGATTAATCTAAGCCTTTTTCTTCTAATTTATATTTTTAAGAAAATTGGATAAATCCTCCAGAAGCAATGCCTCCAGTTCTTGTTACCGTTAATCTGTTAATAAATTTGTGGATTCCCCTTGCAGGTTCGATTATAACATCTATAATACCTAGATTCTGATCTATGATTGCTGGTGTGTTATTAGAAGAATCCATAATGCTCAAGTAGTTATAAATACCACCTACAGATCTTACACCTGTTAAGTAATTATCTACCAATGTTTTAATTTCAAGTCTTACTGAGTCTTCGTTGAAATCAAATACATAATTTGAAAGAATCTCTTCAATAGCGCTTTCAATAGTGATCAGAAGATCTCTAACATGGAGGTTATTGAATGCTGAGTTAGTTCTTTGATAGCTTGTTTGGTTACCGTAGATAACTACTCCAATTCCTCTCTTACGGATGATTGGGTTGATACCAAATGGTTCCAAATATTCTCTATCTTCTAAATCGAAATCATATTCAAGACCAACTAAATTACCTGCTGAGATAATACCTCTTTTAACACCTGCTACTATTGAATAAGGTTCACCTGTGATAAACTTACGTATGAAGTTGTTTGACACGTAAGCAGCTGGTGGAACATTCAAATTCTTGCCGTTTTCTCTAATTGTCAAGAAAGGAGCAAAGAAACCAGAGAATTTAGCTCCTAAGTCTTCATCAGGTAAAGAGAATGTGAATGAAGGATTCAAACTCAAATTACCACCATCTGCAATGTATCTTGCTTGAAGAATTGGTGCTGGATCAGTTGACGTTGGTGCAGAAGTAAATCTAGGATCTATAGAATCAGAGAATTTCTGCATAGAAGGTGCGTTGCATATTGCCATACACTTCTGTCTGTTCTTAGCCAATCTAGTAAGTTGGTATTTACAGTTTGGTTGAATACCTCCATCAAAAGTATCCACAATGTATCTGAATGTAATAACATCAGTATCAGCTAGTGTTCTAGCCAAATTTGTGTCTGTCATCACATCAAGAATTGCGTTCATTCTTGTATCTGTTCCGTTAGGTACAGAAGCAGCTTTTATTGCAGCACCTGGGAGATAAGTGAAGTTAAACGTCTTAACAAATTCCTGTATGTTCTTGAATTTCCAAACTCTTGTTGTTGCACCTGGGTACAATTGGATAGGTCTTTCTGTTTTTACTTGTATCGTATAAACTCCAGGCGACGCTGCTGAAGATACGGATTTAACTTCAAGAACTCTTGTTAATCTTGACTGAAGGTTTTCAGTTAATGGATTATCGTAAGTTTGAGTGTCAGTAGATACCAATAGATCTCCAACTTTAATTCCTGACGCTTCAGCTTCAGCTTCAGTAAGTTCAACAACATTCGGAGCTAACTGAGTGATAATGTCAACATAATCGCTGACGTTACCAGCAGTAGAAACGATGTTGAAAGCTTCACCTGTAGTAAGATTAGTTCCTACTGGCAATGAGCTGATATATGAAGTATCCCAAGTAGCAATAGCTTCAGGAGTGTCGAAAGTATCGTCTGTAAACGCTCTCACAACCAATACGTTGAATCCATCTCTATCAACATTTGTTTCGAATTTCAAATATTGTAAAAGAGTTCCAGTATCGTCTTGCCAAACAACGTCTCCATCTCCAATATTTCCTTTTACCCAATCCTGATAAGCTACAGAATTTTCGTAAGCCAAATAGCTATCATCTCCGATTGGAATATCAGGCGAGAAGTAAACATCATCATTATCAAAGTAATCTGGACTTCCTATTTGATAAGCATCTGCTGAGTTTTTATTCGTTTCGTACCAAGGTTGAACATAAGTTGTACCTACTGTTGCACCAATTAATGGGTGAGTAAGTTTCATTCTAACCTGGGTTTGAACACCAGCTGCTAAAGTTGAATTTGTAATTGTCTCGGATGAGATAACCTTCAATTTAACAAGATCTCCTACATAAAATCCTAAATAACCAGGGGTAGGAAGTGAACTAGTAACTTTACCAAGGACCCATTTAGCTGCAGGAGATGTAGTTGTAATATCTAAGAATTCCTGTACAGCTGTAATTTGGTCGTCGTGATATGTTGGATTAGTAAACTTGGTATCGAATAAAATTTTACTTCCAGAAATTGTCCAAGCATTATTCATATCTGTGTACAAGATACCAGGTCCAGTGTTGCTGAACAAAGTTGAATCCTCAACCAATGTTCCTGTTTCAGGAAGTTCATCAAATCCAGTTCCTGGTGAAACTCCTGTGTCAGTTATAGCTGTACCTCCAGTAGCTCCATCTACATTTCTATAATAAGTAAAATCTGCAAAGAGATTTTGGCTATAAGAAAGGAAGTTCAAATTCTTTGGAACTGAAGTGATATCAGCATCAGCACCAATTTCATCAACCAAGTGGTGACCAACTAAGTCAATTACTGAAGAATTATTCTCTAAATCGTCTAAAGCCTCTTCATTAACTGCACAGAAAATTCCAGTTTGTTGAGTTTGATTATTAATCAATGTCTGAACATATCTTAGAGTTCCGTTTTGGTCAGTGAAGTTAGGAATGAGTGTTCCAGTAACAGTTAAAACAATGTTTACTCCATCTATAGAAAGGAAATCATCGATTTTAGATTTAATGAATCCTTTAGATGTAAAGTAAGCACTATATACTGGATCGTTTGCCAAAGCCTGGTAATCTGTCCAGTTTCCACTAACTGCAATAACATCTACAAACCAATCTGACAAATAATCATATTGGTTCATATAAGAAGGCACGTTGTCTGGACCAAAATATTCTCTTGCAGTTATATCAAACCCTTTTAATGGGAATCTAGAATCAAGGGATTTTCTAACGATGATTGATACTGGGCTCTGACCAAGGTTTACTAAGCTGAATAGCTTTCTAGAATCAGGCTGTGAGCTAGAAGTGTCTTCAGTGGCCAATAAATACTCAGTGTCTGGGAACCAGAACTTTTCTTTGTTATAGTAAGAAGAAACTAATTTATCTTGCTTAGTCAAAGGATCTGAATAACCACCTGTTGCATTGTTACCATTTTGTTCCTCTGTGTCAACAGAGAAAGCTCTATATCTTGCAACATCTGCTCCTTCAGCGAAATCTGGATCGCCATTAACATCTACACTGTTGTTAAGTATTCTTAGATTAAGAGCGAAAACAGGACCAGACTGAAGGCAGGTTAAAACTGATCTATGGAAGAAAGATCCCTTTTTCTCTAATGCTTTATCAATTCCTCCAAAAACTGCCTGGAAAGTAGTGATGTCTGGACAATACACAGGAGTGTTAAAAGGTCCGACATTAGAATAACCAACTACCAATCGGATTGTTGATGGGTTGATTATAATGTTTTCCGAAGCATCGAATTCTAATGTGTAAACACCAGAAGCTTTGAATAATGATAAATCAAGTTTAACTTGTTTGGCCATCTTTAAATATTATTTTTGTATATATCGAAGAAGTTCATCCGTTAGGACTTCTTTTTCTATCTATATATCATTCTCCAGTTAAGAATCAAGGAGACCATTCAAGAAAGTATAATTGGACATTTCCCCTCCTTTTGCAGAGGAAGCTTCAGTAT